CCAGCTCGGCAGCGCGGCGCTCGGCGGCTTCGCGTGCGTCACGCTCCTTGCCGACGGCTTCGTCGAAGCGCGACTTGGGGATTTTGGCCTCGAACTTTCCGTCCTTGCCACGCGCCTTCTCGTCTTCAGCCTCATCCTCGACCTTGTCGTCGCCCTTCGGCTCGTCGGCGGGTTCGTCGACAGGCTCGTCCTTCTTTTCTTCGAAGATGTCCTCGACCTTGTCGTCGACCACCGGCTCGGTTTTCACCTCCGGGGCGACGATGCTGTCGCCACGATCCATCGCCGAAGCGTCGAATTTGTCGATGTCAGGGGCTGCGCCCAGATTTTCCATGTCCAGAGGCATTACAGTGCTCCTTCAGCAAGTTTGTTCTTCAGCGCGTAGCCCATGAGCGGCCAGATTTTGGCGACGGCGTTCTGGCGCGCAATCTTGCGGCCCAGCTCGGCGTCGAAGTTCTCAGGGCTGGCGCAGGCGGACTCACCGGTGACGGTGAACCCGTTCTGTAACTCCAGAACGCAAAACGTCAACAGACCCAACGACGCAGGTTTTAGGTCGTAGTCGCGCATACCACCAAACGCGGAGTGTTTTGCTCCCTCTGCTGCGGTGAAGTAGTGCTCGCTGGCAATGTTCGCCTCGATGTCAGCCGGGGTCACACGCGGAGCGGTGAGGCCTTTGGCTACAATTTCCTGCTCAATGCTATGGTCAGACATGGTTAATCCTCGCTAACGGTGGGTTGATTGGCGGATGCTTCTTGTCGAAGCTGTTGTGCCTGCTGAGCTTCCGCCTGCTGCTCGGCCTGCTTTTCTTTGAGAGCCATGTCGTGCTGGGCCTGCTGTCCCTTGATCTCCAAGTCCTGCTGGTGCTTCTCGGCGTTCATCGACATCTCCATCTGCTTTTCTTCGCGCTTCATCTGCATCTCTTCGCGCATCTGCTGCAGCTCGGCGAACATCTTTTCGCGGTCCATGGCCATCTCTTCGCGCATCTTCTGCAGCTCAGCGTCAGGGCCGACAGCGGCCTCGTTGGCCTTGATCTGGGTGTCAGCCTGCGACTTGCCGGCGTCTGCCGCCGTCTTCGCAGCCTGTGCGTGTTTAAGATCGACATCAGCCTGCAAGCCCTCCATCTGGAGCTGCTTCTGCTGCTGCAGCTCGGGCGAGGAAGCGGCCTCCTCCATCTGCTTGATGATCTCGGAACGACGCATCAGGCGGCTGTTCTCGATCAGCACAGAGTCAGGAATCGGCAGGCCAAGCTCCTTGAGGGCACGGGCCTGCTCAAACTGGCTGTCTTCAAGGCTGTCACGGGCCGGGGTGCTGGTGATCACGATGTCGTACTCACCGATGGTCAGGTCGGTCGTGATGGTACCGGTTACCGGGTCGAATTTGTTGATGGTCAGCTGTTCCGGCTCACGGGTCACGTCGTCGTGCGTGATGTTGATGATCCGCTCCTCGGTGTAGTAGTTCTGGACGATGTCCAGCACGTTACGGGCGAGGATGAAGTCGGTGCGCTGTAGGTTGTCGAGAATCTTGACCAGATTCACCGAGCCGCGCTGCTGCTTGTAGGCGATGGCCTTGGCCGCTACGTCCTCGCGGTCGAAGCCCTGCATCGAGTCGCTGACGTTGGAGATGCTCTTGATGTGCTCCTCGGCCTTGTAGGTGATGCGATCCAGCCCGGTAGGAATCTGGTTCGGCTGAATCTTCACCGGAGGCTGAGCGCCTTTCTTGTACTCGACCACGAGGCCAGTCTGCGCGCCGTTGGCTTCCAGCTCCTGAATCGTCATGTTCACCAAGCTGTCAGCCTCGACCACCCAGCCGCTGTTGGCCGTAGTGTTGATGACGTGCAGCTCTTGGCTCGACGCCTTGTTGAGGATTTCCTGTGGGCCGATCAGACCTTCGACCACGCCGACGGTGCGCCCGTAGCGGAAGTGCGGGAAGTACGGCACCGGGGTGAAGTGGTTGTAGGGCGACCAGTCGTCGTGCAGGGCCACGTTGTCCGCCGTGACACACCAGCGAATGCGCTTCACCTGCTTCTTCATCGTCGACAGGGTGCCGCCAGACTTCTCCAGCAGCAGGGCGATGCGGTTGCGATCCCAGCCGACCGGCACCGGGCGCGTGTCGCCGCTCTTTACGTCGACGAAGTGGAGCTGGCGGTCGAGTTTTCGATACTGTCTCTCCAGCACGCGGATGTTACGCCGTACGCCTGCGTCGTCAGCGATACCGTAATAGCCACCAAGCGGAATGATTCCCGCAAAACGGTCGCGTACACGCTCAATGGAGTCATAGCCATAGGGGTAGGAGCTGCCTTCCTTGTGTCGTAGATATTCGGCATCGTCTTCGCTGTAGAGGGTTGCAATGTCTTGGAACGTGAGCCATTTCGTGATGAACACGTCGTTCCAGCTGTCCGGGTCGTACTCCTCGGCATCCGGGTCGATCACGACGTTCTTGCTGTTCAGCTGGGTGACGCGAACCTCGCCCTCCATCGAGTCGTTGAAGTCGAGCCGCACGTCGTAGAAGCCACGCGAGCGCACCAGACCATCTCCGAACACCTCAGAGCGTATCCATGGCAGCTGGTTGTTCTGGCTGATCTGCATGTACACCTTGCTCAGCGCGTCAGCCACCTCGGCGTTGCCGCCGGCAGACGGGCGGAACAGCGTTTCGGTGCGGTTGTTCACCTGCTCGCCCATGATCGTGCTGATCGTGGGCAGAATCTTGTTTATGGTGAGAGCAGGACGCTTGACCAGCTCCAGCGCCTGAAGGTCTTGCTGGTGCCACTGGTCGCCGAAGGCGAACTTGTCGCACTTGTCGGCCTTCGCAACGAATTCGAGGTGGCCACGATCACGACACCACTGAAAACGTTGCCATTGGTCCTGCGTAAGGTCGTTGTTAACTGGCATAGCGTTACTCCACGTTCCCGGTTTGCCCGAGAATCTGTCCTTGGGTTAAAAGAGAGTTCTTCAGAGCCGTAGCCCTCGGATCAATTCCGTAGCCGCCTACCCGCAACCCTTTGTGGAGCATGTTCACCTTCTTGATCATCGGCACGGCCTGCAGCGCGTTGCTCACCGTGTCAGTTCCCGTCTTAGCAGCCATCACATCGTTGGCCACCTGCCCTGCGGCAATGGCCGGGTGTATTCCGGCCAGAGCATCGACTGTCGGGTACTGGTCACGCACCTGCTTGATCGCCACGTTGCTCTGCTGAATATCGCTAGTCAGCGGATCAATCAGCGCATCACGCAGGCCGCGCCCAATCTTTCGGGTCGTCATCTGCGTACCTGCAATGGGCGCATCCAGCAGCGCATCGCGTGCTGCGCCAAAAGCCTCAAAGCCTGGAAGCGGGTTCGCCATGTCAGTTCAGCACAATGCGTGATTCAGGTTCGTCGAGCGGAGCCGTTGGCTCCATGTTCTTTTCGCGCTGCTCGCAGAGGCCGGAATACAGCTCCTGCAGGTCGTCGATGGTCACGTTCCACAGGGCCTTGCGGTCCCACAGCCACGTGCCGCCGTCGAGGGAGTAGCTGTAGGTCGCCATCCCTACACGCTCGCACTCAGCGGCGATGGTGATGGCCGGGAAGCCAACGCCACAGATGGCGTCGATGAGGAGGAGCTGAAACTTCTGCTCGTCGGTCATTGGCGTACCCATTACTTCAGGAATTTCAATTTGTAGATCGTCTGTGAGCAGAGCTGGACGACCTCGTCGATGACGTTTTGCAGGAACGTGTCCTCGGCCTCGACGGCCTCGTAGCGGTTCTGTTCGATCCACTCTTTCAGCTCAGAGATCATCTTGAGCGGATCAGACTCCTGCACGTAGCGACTCTTACCTGTGAAGTCGATTAGGCCGTGCTCACCCTGATAGCCCTCGGCGATACTGTCTGCGAGGTCGACGACGGCATCGTAGAAGTCGTTCAGCGCCTTGTGGCCAGAGTACGAGTGCGTCTGCAGGTGCATGATGTGCGCAGCAGTGCGTGCGTGAAATAGTCGGTAAATCAGCTCAGCGATCATGGCGGCTCCATTCGAGTGCGTCAGAGTATAGCAGAGAGTTGCAGGCAAAAGAAAACCCACACGAGGTGGGCTTCTTTGATCACGGTGATGAGGGGATGATATTTTTAGAGCAATCCGACTTCGTGCGCCCACTCCGATGGCGTCAGAGCGATCAAGTCACCCGCCTTTTGACGCGTGCCGACATAGTTGATGATGTCGCTCAAGTCCTCAAACCAGATACACAGGTGGGCTACCGAACCGATACGCGCATCCATGTAAGCAACTGTTGCAGTGCCAATAGCAGTACCGAGAGCCAGCGCACGGGCGCGGTATTGCGCGGCAGTCTCGCCAGCATTGACCGCAATCGGAGCGCCTGCCGTTCCGGTTATATTATTGGTTCGGTCAGCATCAATTTGAGCCTTGGCCCACGTATTGTGAAAGTACAACCACATCGTTGCACCGTACTCAATACAGCGGTCAATCATCGGCTGTATATCTGCCAGCGTCTTCCCGTCACAAGATGGCGACGGAAGTCGGAATGGATCGGGAATGCCACCCTCGGGGAAGCAGTATCGCCCCTCACTGATTCCGTTGCGATTGGCAACATAACCAGCGGCTTGCAATTCACGGATCATCAAATAGCTGATTGAGTTGTTGTTAGCCACCCATACCCGAGAGCCGCGCACCCATCCGGATGCAAGGCAGCGCGACTTGGTTGTGGCGATTGCTGATGCCATAGTCGGCTGATCGAGCACCGAGTCACCAAGCGGGCGATCAACAACATCATTGCCGTTAAGGTCCCAACCGGCAGCGTAGAGCCGTTTAAATCGGTCTAGCGCAGCAGGGCTAAGATCAAGCTGCTCCCAGTATTGGTTGGCATAGGCGCCTACTCGATTTTTTGCAAATAGAGGTGCGGCCAGCGTAACCAGTGGTTCAGGTCCTGCATTATCTGAGCCGATGATAAGACAAGGAGTGCTCCATCCACCGCGCAGTAGGCGCTTAAATCGGACTGTCTGACCGGACAACTTATTGACAGTGAAGCGTAGGAAATTAACTGGCTTTGTCCAGTCCGCCCCGGTTCCGCCTGCATTCGCGGTATAGCCATAGCCTGGGAACGTGCCGCACTTGATGTCAGTTGTCAGGCTGTCGAAGCGGAAACGATAGTATTTACGTCCAGCGTTTTCTTTGCTTTGTGCAGTACCTACCGAATCGTTACGCCACCACCCAAGCCCTGCCTTATTCGACGAAAAGGCATTGGCCGCATCGTTGGAAAACTCCATGCCGACCGAGAAATTTGTTTTGCTGGTATCAACGCCAAGGACTTCAAACTCTAGTGCGATGCCGTTCGTATCGTTGAAATCAAGCGCCTTGAAGCCGGTCGTATTATCGAAATACAGACGGAATTCGGCGGTATCTGCATTCGGCGTAAATTCGATGCAGGACGATCCATCACTCCAGCCAGTCGGATTGTGTCGAATTTCACCAGTCGATTGCACAGCAAGACGGCCAGCGGACGCATAAGTTCCAGCACCGGAAAAAGCAGTTGATGCCGGGAGAAATCCAGCATTGGCAAAATCAAGAATCTCGACGCCCTTGATTGCCTGTAGCTTGAGGCCGGGTAGCGCGATTTCCTTTCCTGCGCCCGCGTCCAGTTTTTCAATCCTCCCGGTGACACGATTATATTTCAACAACGCCAAACCTATCGACTTTCCACGCGAGTCAATTATGTCTGTAGGGTTGCCAGCATCGTCGTATGCAATGCGCAAACCTGCGTTTTCCAAGTCTTCAAATCGTGACATATGTTTCTCCTGCGCGTAAGTTAGAGTGCGTGCGAGTGTATCAGAGAGTTATGCGGACATATGAGTACCCTGCCCGCCTGCCATGAAGCGGTTCAGGTCGTCCTTCCAGCTTTTCACCTTCGGCTCGTGGAGTTTCTCACGCGGCGCTGAGCGCGTCAGAGTCAGGCGCACTGCCCATGCCAGCCCGTCGATCTGGTCGTCGTGCTTGCCAGCCGGGAAGTGGAGCATCTCCTTGTAGAGGTCCGTGAACCACACTGCCATCTTGTCGAAGTACATCTTCCCGATCTGCATGCGGCCCTTCAACGGGTTCGCCCGCACCATCTTGTCAGTCAGCGGCTTCAGCACCTCGAAGCTGGGATACTGACCGCGCTCTTCGCAGCGTTTCTGGAACTGAAATTCGATGGCCTTCCAAATCTGACCATCCTCAAAGCCAAGCAGGTCGGCGTTGTAGGTGGCGGCGAAGTCCAGTATCTCGTCGACGATGTAGCCGCCGTCCTGCACCCGAAAACGACGGATGTCGAGCACGTAGAGGTTGTCCCGGTGGTCCTGCCCGAGGCAGACACCGACCGTGTAGTCGCTCTCCTTACCTTCCGAGATCGCAAAGTCCCATGCCTGATAGACGTACAGCTCGGAGCGGTTCGGCGCAGTACCGTAGTAGCGGAACATCTCCTTGCTGAAGAAATTCCCCTCATCCGGGATGGGATTCTGCTGGTACAGGGCGTCCCACACGCGCTTCTGACCACCACCGATCAAGTTGTTCTTGATCCGCAGCATCATGTCCGTCGTGTAGCGCGCCGGGTGGACGGCGGTGCCCTGCTTCCGGGTGAGCCGTGAGCCTTCGGGCACGATGTCATCGGCGGTCAGCTGCTGGATCGTGTCGTCAGGCAGGATGTACTCATCGCCGTAGTCGTTGATCGCCGGGTAGCGGATGATCTCGAACTGATCAGCGCCGTCGTCAGCCGCCATCGCCTGCTGAATCCGCCCTGCCCAGTCGTCGTCGTGCCACCACGTCATCAACCCCAGCACGCCGCCGCCCGGTGCGAGCCGGGTGTAGGCGGTTGAGAGATACCATTCCCACGTGTTGTCTCGGATCGTCAGCGAGTCAGCGGCTTCGATGTCCTTTACCAAGTCATCGAGGAGGAGGACGTGAGCGCCACGGCCAGTAATACCAGTACCAACACCAGCCGCCAAATATCCACCACCCTTCGTGAGATTCCAGTTCTCCACAGACTGAGAACTGGGGTCAAGACGAGCATCAGGGAACACAGCAGTGTAAGCAGGGTCACGCATGACATCGCGGAGATACCTCGAAAATGACAGTGAGAGGCTGGATGTGTGGCTACCAGCGATGATTTCCCAGTCTGGGTGCTGACCGAGTATCCATGCAGGCGTGTGGCGGCTGGAAATCTCGGATTTTCCGCTTCGTGGCGGCATCATCAGGAGCAGGCGCGGAGACAGGCCTGCCTCTACCTGCTTGATGAACCGTTCGATGCGCCGACAGATGTCCTCGTGGACCCATCCGGCGGTGTATTTTGGCCGAAACCGCTGGATGAACGGCAGCAGCTTCCGTCGGCACAGCTCCCGCGCTGCGAACTCAGCCATCGGGTCACTGGATGGCTCAAAGTGGTAGCTCGGTGGGTCGTACGGAAGCTCAAACGCCTCGTCTAGAGCTGCTTGCAGCTCTGGTTTGGCCAGTTTGGCTCTGAGAGGTGGGGTTCGGGCAGGTTTGGCTGGCTTAGCCGACTCAGTCGGACGTTCTTCGGCTTCAACCACCGCAACAGGCTCACTCGGTACTCCGACAGGAACACTTCGACGCTTTGGAGTGGGTTTGGCAGCTCGTTTTTCGACATCTTCGATCTCCTTGGCTTTGAGTATGTCACCTAGTTTCGTGGGGCGACGCGGTTTGCTTGGTGTCGCGGTCACCCGACTACCTCGCCGTCGATGACCGTGGCGCGACCGGCTGCGATTTCGAAAAGCTGAGAGTCCGTCAGAGCCTTGAACTTTGCTGACAGCGAGCGTGTATTACCTTCGACCTCAAGTTTCAGCGTCTCAGGCTCGTAGAATCCCATCATCTTCCCCACCTCCTTCGCTCCGTTGATCATCTGTGCTGGGTCTGCCAGTGTTCTAGCCATGTCGATGGCGTCCATGAAGATGTTCAGCACATCGAGACGGCGCACCGTCGTGATATCGCGTATCTCACGTCGTGCCTCAGTGAGATAACCCTGAATCTCCTCTTGCCGCATGACACTGGCTGCGCTGGCCGGATGGTAACCCGCTGCACGCGCAGCATCTGACTGGCTGTGTCCTTCGAGCACGGCATCCGCGAAGACTTTCTGCTTGGCATCGACGACAGCCGACTTCTCGCGTTCTGCCTTGCTGGGTGCTCGGTTGATAGCGCCTTTGGTTCGTGCCATGGAGTATGCTCTCGTCATGTTCTCTGAAAAATATTAAAAATATTATAGGCCACTTTCAGATTTTGTCAGAGGGTGGGTAGGTTCGGATTTTCGGAATATCCAGACAGCATAGTGCTCGGTAGAAAGTGCTGAAGATTTAGATGGTCGGCACCCCTCCCCACCCTTGCTCAGCGACCTACCCGGTTCGGATTCGGATTCCCGAATCCGGGTAGGAGTCCCTTGGCCTCCTACGATTCAGCGAGCGTTGCTCGAAGAAAGGCACGCAACTACGCAGACCCATCGCAGCAAGCTGCTCTGTCACTGCGCCAATGAACACGATGAAGCGTGTGTTCATCGTCACAGTGACGTGGTTGTCCTTGGTGTTATCCACCCACACAAGGAGAGAGCATCGTGCTCACACTGATCATTGTTGCGATTGTCTTCTTCATCGTCATCCCCCTGCTAATCGCTGCTGTCATCGCATATGGCCAAGGAGAAGACGAATAACAGTCATCTACATCTTCGACGTACGCTACATCTGCCGCATCCTGCCCGAGGGCGGCTTCATCCTCAACGCGTACACACCGATTTCCTTCGACTAAGGAGTTTGACCATGACCTTTGCACTATTCGTCGACGACAAGCTTGCCACTGTCTTCGCAACATACGATGCGGCTAACACTGCACGCGCTCTCTGCCTCTCCCTTCTTGGTGGCTTCAGCTCAGCACGTGTCGAACAAAGCAACCTCAACGCCGTGTATTCCGACGCCTTCGAGTGGTTCTGCTCGTAACCACCAGCGCGTACACACCGATTTCCTTCGACTAAGGAGTTTGACCATGATTGCCAACGAATGTGACGCCATGCGTGAGTTCGCATACAACGTCGGTGCCTACGACCGCTACAAGGACAGCGCGTGGATACTCACCGACTACGATGTGTGGGTGCCCAACCCTCACTACTGTGGCCCTGCCCAACCGCATCCCGAATCGTACGACGCCGAAAACTCCTTCGACTAACCACCAGCACGTACTGCCAGACCACGATGAAGCGTGTGGTCTGGCAGTACGTGCGTCGTTTTCTGTTTGTGTAGGTCGAGAATCGTCTCGCCACAATCCAACCTTCAGGAGAATTACCATGGCCGCCAAGTCCAACAACGCAGTTTCTTCCGTTCCTTCCGCTGACCAGTTCATCGCTGAATACATGTCGCGCAAGCTTAACGGTTCCGACGCACCGAAGCGCAGCATCATGGATCGCATCACTGGCCTCGTCGAAGACACCGCTGTCGACGCCGTTGCGAACAGCACGCGCTTTGCAGGGCGCATCTCTGCCGCAGCCTCGGCTGCCGGTGACGGCTACGAACAAGCTAAGGTTCTTGAGCACAAGCGTCAGGCACATCTGATGGCTCAACGCCTCGGTCTGGCTTAACCACCACACCACCCGACTCGAAAGAGTTGGGTGGATTTATCTGCGTTGGGCAGGGCATCTATGGGCACGGCAAAGTAGGAACGTAGTTCCGTCTCGCGGCTTTTGCGGTGCTGGGAAAACATTTTGTTTGCACGTCATCCGCAAAAGTTTTGTTGCTCTGTGCGAAGCGCAATGCTCTCGGCATAACGCAGCCTGTGGATAACTTTCTCAGTTTATGCCAACGTGGTACGAGGCACATGCCACTGTTGTATGCGTAGTAGATATTGAGAAAAAAAAAATATGACAATATTTGCTGTACCGATCTGAAGTAGGTTTAATCTGCCAAACCAACAGCACTACCCTCGACCCTACCAG